AAGTCATGGTCGGTGCCTTTTGCTTCTACGCCGGTCTCTTATGTCTCGTGACGCAATGTATCGGTATGGATCTCGTCACGCTCGGCGTGTGTCAGAGCGTGTCCGAACTCTTCTACTTGGGGATCTTGTTGCATGCGAGTGGAATTCGACCGAAGCTCCCCGACTGGCCGTTTGTTAAAGAAGCGGTCGGGGGCATCGCCCTTGTTGCGTCAAACAACGTCAGCGCTTGTGCGATGAGCGGTCTACGAGCAACCGTGGCCCGCGGTCTCGACACACTCGACCAGGCGGCGCATCAATTGGCGTTGACCCTAGCGTCATGTATGTCCATGTTTGGCAAGTCGTGGACGATCATGAGTCAATGTATATTACCGACGTCCCTCGAGCGTTCTCGTGACACGGTAAAGATCGTGGTTGGCATTCATGCCTCGAGTGTAATCTTGTTTGTCGGCGTCTGGGCGTTGTGCTCGCATGTCCCATCGCTCCTCACCGCGATACCCGAAGTTCAATCGATTCTTCAGGGTGGCGCGTGGACCTTGGCCGCCTACCTCGCGACACACGACGCCGGCCGAGGGCTCATGGGCGTGTTGACGGCACTTGAGTGTTTCCGCGATATGTTTGTCGTCAAGAGCGTTGCACTCGGCACTCTTTGGGTCATGCTCCAAACAGGCCCCAAGACACTCGAGGGCGCATGGATGGCGTTAACGGTGAGTGCGGGCGTCAACTACGCTCTGTCTTTGGCATTGGTGACGAAGGAAGTCCGATTCGGAGCCCATGAAAAAAATGAAAAGGTCCACGAAGACATATAGCACAAAAAAAGTCGTTGACACGAACACGATTTCAAGATCATCACTTGTGAACTGCATTTTGATGAGCTTCTAATCCTTGTTTTGTGAAAAGTCGAGTGGCTGGTTTCCCTGTCTCTAGGCAACGATCGCATACCAAAGTTTTGTCTTGTTGCTCCTCGATCAAAGTTTGATGGTTCTTCTTATTCTGCCTTCGCAATATTTTTTCAAGTTCATATTTTTCCCTTTTTTCAAGACTTTGTCGAAAGTCGCCTTCCTCTTTTGTGATCATCTCTCGAATCTTTTCCTTTATCTTTTCAGACACAATAGTTGATGGGTTATTTATATTGATAATGACTACTTTAGACATTGCGTTTGTACAAGTCCGAGCGATTTGTAGGAAGATGTCTTGATTTCCTTCGTTTTTCAAGCCAAGTATGAACTCTTTGTATTCATGTATGATTTTTCTCAATGGCTCACATATGACCGAGTAATGTGCTTCAATGATCTCGTCATCAACCACATTCGTAACATAGGTCCAAGAGAGAAGTGTCGAGACATTTTTCTCCCTTGCGGGTGAAGTAGGGTAACAAAACGGCATCATCTCGGCGTTTATTTTCGCATCGACCTTTTTGACGATCATATCGACTGTGAAACGAAACACTCTATCCCTGAGAGACGACAAGATTTCGTGCGCGAGGGAGGGATGACCCACTCGATGGTTTTTGTCTCCATTGATCCACTTCACAAGTGCGTTCGATTTCGCAGTCTCACTATTGTCCTTTGTTCTCTCAGATTTATCCTCGTAGTAGTTGTCGTCGTCATCATAATCGTCAAATCGGTCGTATCGGTCATATCGATCGTAATGATCGTATCTGTTGTTGTAACTCCGATTTTGAGCGTGAATATTGCTGAACTCTTCTTGATACCTCGTTTCATCAAAGTAGAACTTCATTTCTCGCATGACCTTGACAACGTCTTTGATATCGCCCAAGCCGTGATTGATATACTTTGAACAAAGAGTTGAATCGGATCTCAGCTCGCAACCCACTTCATTGAGGGATTGGGCGAGGAGAGTTCTCCTCGCTTCTTGTTGCTCTTCACGAATCTTCCGCTCTTTCTCTGCCTGCTCCTCGCGAATCTTCCGCTCTTTCTCCGCCTGTAATTCACGAATCTTCCGCTCTTTCTCCTTTTGCTCTTCTTTGATCCGTTGTTCCGCCTCTTTTTTCGCTTGAAGAATCGCTTGCTCCCTTATCTGACGATATCGATCGGGGTCGATGTATGACCAATACTCGGCGTCCTCCTTTTGCCCCAAGGTTTTCTTTTGATTGTACGCTTTCACAACGTCGACCACGTCGAAAAGGCGCATTGGCGGACGACCGCGGCCATACGGATTGTCCCGGTACTCGAAAAGGAGAGGCTCGAGGTCCTTGTCGGTAAGCTTGTACGTGTCTTTGACCGCTGTGACATTCAGTTGAGCCTCGGGGTCCTTCAGGGCCTTCTGAATCCAACGACGCGCGCAAGGTCTGACTTGACACTTTCTTGACGAAAGAGGTGACTCTTTGAGACACGCCTCGAACGTATCCTTCTTTTCAAGATCGTCCTCGACAATACGCTGAATCAACACGCTTTTGGTTCCTGTACACTTGATCTTTCGCTCCTTACATTCGGATTTGAGTTGGTCGAGCTTCTTGCCAATTGTTGTGTTGGTCGCAACAGTTGGGTCTTGAAGATTTTTTAAACTCGATGTCCATATCGATCGATCGGTTGCGTTCTTATTCAACGCATCACCGCGTGCTTTCAATGATCCGGGGTCAGCAAACTCGTACACAATCCTCGACATCTCGCAGGTCACGAATCCTGTGTTCGAGTCATTCGGATAAAGCAACGGTCCGAGTCCGCCAACAAGTGACAATGACGCTCCGTTCCAAGCCGCCTCTCTTGGATCTTTGCAGAGTTTCCCCAAATGTTGGGCGATGAGCTCGGTACATAGTTGAGGAAGCGTCTCCATCGGCTTATTCTTGTTTAATTGCATTACACAACATGTCTTTATGTTGTCATTTTTTGATCATTCGAGTCTCAACAAGTCGATAATCATAGAAGTTCCCGACTGTGGGTTTACATGAATAAAGAACGCCTCGCCAGTCAAGAGGGTCATCGTTGCGACGCCATCGAGTGATACGACCTCGTCTTTTTTCACAGAGTCACGTCGCACGTTCACCGTCATTCTCTTGGCACGCAACGTGACTCGCATTTTTGACGCGATGCACACAAACAAACAATGCTCCGGGTCAAAACACAATTCGGGCGTCACTGATCGGTTGTCGGTCGAGAGAACGAGTAATTGTTGGAGGATGATGAAAGAAGGGCATCGGTCATATGCGGCAACGTCAAACAACGCTCTATTTGTCATAGGGTCCGATGACAATACGGATAACGTAACGGTCCGATTCACATTCGTTGTTTTGGCCGTCAGACTCTCGACCATTTTCACGGTGTCGACGACGGATACATTGCTTGTCTCGGGAATCACGGTCATCATGGTCTTGGCCTTTTGCTCGTTGATATCAAGTGTTTTTTTGATTTCGGTGACACGGTCTTCAATGACATTGTGCATTGTAACCATCTCGTTTGCTGTGCTCGTGAGTATAGATTCGGCGTTGTTGGCCAAATACTCGTTGCGAATATGCATTTGTTGCATGAAGTCGACCTTTTTTTGCAAGTCGCATAAAATTGCATATGCGTTGTTGAGTTCATCGATTCGTTCTTTGATCGTTTCCATTCTACATGAAGATCAGATTTTTCAAAGATTCGATTTCAAAAAGATAAGAACGCTTTAATTGGTACTATTGTCGATCGTTTTGGAACTGATCGTAAAACCGATACCCTCTTTTCGGAGTGGTTGTATGTTTGTTGACACGAAACGAATGTTGAATGATTCTCCGGTCAACATATTGAATGTCAAAATGGAAGTGTTAAGCGTGTAATCCTCTTCTACATTGTTGGCCTTGAAGTGAGTGACAAAGATACTTGTAGATTCAAAATCGATAGGTTCGCCAAGGTAGTTGAGCTTTACTGAAACACTTTTCCCAATGCAGATCACGTGACCTGCAAATGTCCCAGAGTTTTCGTAGCGTAGTTCAGGAGTCACATAGTACGATGATTCGCTGAGCATGATCATTTTCATTGGAATGAACAAGCGCGCACTTTTTTCTAGTCTGATTACGTTGAATTTAATTGGTGTATTTGTCACGATCGAACCTAACTCGACAAGCACATTGGCAGAATTTTCGTCAAGATTGAGTTGCATTTTGTTCATGAAATCACTGACAATAAATTTGAGTTGTGTGATTGCGTTACTGTCTATTTTCCTGAAATTTTCAGTCAATAAAGCTTCTTTGGCCAACCGAACATTCTCTTCTTCTTCTTCGATTTGGGTGCCGAGATCAGCCACCTTCGTTGTCAAGACGTCCAAGTCCGTACCCACCTTGGTTATGAGTTTTACAAGGTTTCCATTATCGACGTTTGTCTTATTGTTGTTGAAATAGTCTTGAATGTCAGAGACTTGCTTTTTGAAAAGCTCGATGTTCGCGTGAGCATTGTTCAACTCATCGATCTTAAGATTTTCCTCCGTATTCATGTAATATACGCCAACATATTGTGGTGCTCCCGTATATATTCAAATAACATTTTGTTTGTACACGATCTTGGATCCGCCCAAATATCCTTTCCACATCATCAAATTGAAGTTATTTCTCGGTTCCATCCCGTATTGTCCTGTTTCGATTTTAACGTCTTTGAGATGGGCCATGATCTTACCAATCTTGATCTTTTGCTTCTCGTCGAGCAAGTCCTCCAAATCGCGGGTGCCTGCATCATAGGTCACGATCTGCTTTTTCCCGTAAGTCCTCGAGATCCCGTTCCTGTCTTTTTTGTTGAAGAATAGAAACACGTTTTTCTTCTTATTCGATTGAGTAATGGAGCTCGGGATTTGGATCCACATACTCGGCTCTTTTTCATCCGTTTCATACAAAAACAAGTTTTCGGGATACTCTAGAAATTTATTGATGTTTTCTCGAATATACGAAGACAAGTGAGCCTTGTTCATCATCACGCGTTGATTCAAGTTGGATTCAAGCTTGATCGAGTCACGCATACCCTTGTTCGTTGCACGAATGTTCCCCTTCGTCTTATGATCGGCATATTTTGCGACCAATCTCAACAAATCATCAGGGATTTCTTCTTCGGTCGGCGGTCCCTCCTCGATCATTCGTTTCAGAATCCCTTGGCCAGTTGGACCGTCCACGGCGACGAACCTCTGACTCTTTGGGTTCCTGATCATATTCTGGCTTTGTTTCACGTTGTTCGGATCCATCCAAGGAACGTCGAGCAACGTTAATGTCTTGGCCTTGGGTCCTCGCTTTTTCAACATTTTTAAAATTTCTTGTCCTTTCTTTCCATTTATGAAGACGTATTTTCCCGTTTCCTCGTTCAAGATGGTCTTTCTACCATCGTCGGTCTCCGAGATCATGTTACTTTCAGACAGCCAAGGAACGTCTTCATCGGTCAGTGTCGGCATTCGATCTCCGTGTATAAACTTACCCGATATTTTTTAGTGGAAAGTCGCGTCATCCGTGCAACACATATTGTATGATCCGAGTGTAAAAGCGATGCAGGCCTTGGCTGACAAGATCAGCAGCTACAACACCCAATACGCCACCCTCAAAAGTGCAGGGGATGCGGTGCAACAGTTGCTCGATCAAGAGAAAAAGCTCGCGGAGTTCGTAGAAGACATCAAATCGAAGATTCAAGGGACGTACTTTGACGACTTGACAAAGACCATGGAGGAGCTCAAACGCGTCATCCAAGTCAAGGCCGACGAGGTCTTCACCAATATCCAAGCGAATGTCGATAGCAAGACTGTCCTTGCCGAAGAGTTCTTAAAGTTGCTCAACATTGGCGATTTGCTTCAAAAGCTCAACTCGGTCCTCCAATCTCAATACAATGTGACGCCCCCCAAACTCGACAACGTCTATACCTTGATCAAAGACATGCTCGGAAACCCGGCGCTTATTCCCTCGGGTCAAGCGTTCTACGACGTCGGGGGATGGAACCTCGAGATCAACACGCCCGCATGCATGTACGGAAGACTAAAGCAAGAGCGGGGTGCATATGTCGGCAACGGCAAGCTCGGTATTTTTGTCGACTTTGTGGGGTGCGGACAACAAGAGTGCCGCCTCGCTGGCGCATTCAAGACGTCGAAAGGCGTGTTCACGTCAAACACGATTGAAGGGTTCCGCTCGGCCTCGTGGCGTCCCTTCTCTGCCGACGCCACCCAAGTGCAAACGACCCCCATTCTTCAAAGGCTCAACATGAAGACGGGGATTCTCACGAGCGAAAACTCTTTCGTCGATGCACAAAAAAATCCCGTCACCATTTCGTGTGACACGTATGCCCCGCGTCAATTTCCCTATTGCGCCGTACAGACCTTGCGCCTATCTTCTCGTGATCCCTCCGATGTGTTGTTGTTCCATGATATCGAAGCGCCAGATAGCATGTCGAGTGTCGAATACTCGTACAACGTGATTGATGTGGACGTCATGTCATCCTCGTCGAGTCGACCGATAAGTATGTTGACAGGGCGTGGTGTGACGGGGGATGGCACTCAAGTGGGCTTTGCCAGCTGTATTTTATTCGAGGATGCCACGGCCGGACACCAACTACTCGGGTTCAATGTGTACAAAGCGGACTCCAAGAGATGTTATGTCAAGTTGGGCATGAAACTCACCACCACGCCGACGCGAATGCACTGCGTCACGGTCCACATGAGCAACTTTGACTTTGAAAGTCCATACGATGAGTGCAAGATGGTCCTCTTGTCGATCATGAACCGACCGGCATTGTTGTCGATCAACAGCATTCAACGTCTTCGCGAGGACCACGTCGCTCAATGGGCCAACCTTTGGAAGGCGGATATTGCCATCAAACCCCGCTCGGGTACGTTTGTGCCAACGCCCGAAGAGACCGCGCAACTCAATCGAGTGCAACGCAAATTGCGACAGGATCTCTATATGATCTTCTCATGCACTCGCGAGAATGTCGAGGTGGAAATCAACCCGAGCACGTTTGGCATTATCGACGCCAACAATGACACCATGTACGACGGGGATCTCTTCCTAGTTCCCTTGTTGATGTTTGTAAAGCCGGATGCAGCCAAGTCGCTCCTCGAGTATAGATACAAGCAACTATCGTCGGCGGTGCAACTGGCGGCGAGCTACGGCTATGCCGGCGCCAAATACCCCTACAATAACGACGTCATGGGCTACCGCAACGCGCTCTTTTGGGACTCGATGGCACCCATGTATCTCTTTAACAATGCACTCATTGCACTCAACGCATGGAACTACTATCGTATCACCACTGACAAAGAGTGGCTCCAAAGCAAGGGTTATCCCATCATAAAGTCGTGTGTCGAATTCCTCGTCAACCGATGCACCGTCGACGGTGCAGGGATCTATCACCTCAATGACGTCACGGCTTTCAACCGAGACTCTGCACCCGGCAACGACAATAGTTTCACAAACAACTTGGTCAAGGTCGCTACACGAGCTCTCGTGGAAGCGTCCTACGAGCTCGGGTACGCTGTCAAGCGCGAATGGAACGACGTCCTCTATAAGCTTCCGACCAATGTCGCACGCTTAGGACTCGAGACTTACGAGGTCGTCTTGTACGACGGCCGTAGCACGCCTGATGGAGTGCTCGACGACACCTATGACATCCTCGAGCCTCTGCTCGTGTTGTCGCCGGCCATGTCGGACATATACTTTGCTCCGGGCAGTGGGCGTGGGCTCGAGAGCTTGAGGCGCAACGTGGATTTCTATGCCAAGCGCGTATCGCCCAAGTACACGAAGCACCCCCTGAATCAAACCATCTTGTTGATGACGTATGGTGCGATGAACAAGTACAATGCGGACAAGGTGCCAGAGGCATTGGCGTGCATGGACGGTATGTGTGCTGCTCTATCACGAACCGTCTGGGGCCAAGAGCTCAATCCGACGGTTGCTGCCATGTTGCCCTTGGCCCTCATCAATGCAGTGGCGGGCATCAACGTCCACGGTGGCGTCTCCGAGTCGCGGTTCTACTATGAAGAGATGACGATCAAGGGTTTGTATGCGAGCAACATGCCCAGATGTTGGGATCACGTCATCGTGTCTAATTGCGGCCCCACGAAAAAGGCGTTGATAGTGTACAATCAAAACTTGTAAATATCTCAAGTATAAGCAAATAACATGAGCCTCAAGGAAAAGTTGGATGTGGCGCTGACTTTGTACGCAAAGGAAGCAACACCCGAGTTTCGCAGTGCAATCCAAAAGATCATCACAGAATACGACGACAAGCGCAAGGCGTTCGACTTTTGCTTGGACGAGCTATCCATTACCAAAAATCAGCTCGTCCAACGGGAGCGGGACATGGAGAGCCTCCTCTCGCAATTGTCGGCCAAAGAGAATGACGTGGTCTCTTTGACAGAAAAACTCGTCGTCCAAAAAAAGGGCGTGAGCGAGATGGAAGCGCTTTTGAAGGCTAGCGACGACCACATTAAGGATTACATGGGCGAGCGAGAAAAGAAAGAAGCCGAATATGAGACCCGTATCGCCGAACTAGATAGCCGGCTACATGTCGAACTAGAAAACAAATTAAAATTGCGTGTACAAACCGAGCTAGCGGAGAATTATGTGAATGTGTGCAACAACCTATTTTCGCGAAACCAAGCAATGACGAAACAATTATTGGCTTACGAGGAAAAAATAAACAAAGGATGTTGTACTCGTTTATTAGGAATTAGGCTTGAGCGAGCGGTTTGAACGTCGCATAGACAGGTGCATGATCCGACCCCATCACGTCTGATGCGATGTCGCTCTCTTCGACCATCACACGATCGTCGGTGAGAACGTAGTCGATTCTCCAGCCTCGGTTACGGGCTCGACAACCTCCCAAATTGCTCCACCACGAATATCGGGATGTAGCCCCGTCGCCATGAAAGCACCTGAATGTATCTAGAAGACGACAATGACCCATAAGTAAGCTTGCAAAGTTGTGGCGCTCAGCTGGCGTGAATCCCGCCGATTGTTGCAGGGTCTTGGGCGAACAGACGTCGATATCCTGATGCGCCACATTCAAGTCACCCACCAAGACCAACGGTCCGTTTTGAGCAGCGGTCGAAACCACTGCCGCAAAGCCCGGGTCCCACTCGGTAACGCGATCGGTGTGACGCTCGGTGCCAGAGTTGGGCGTGTAACAGTTGAGTAGGGAAAAGTCGCCGAAATCGGCGAGTTGGACGCGACCCTCGCTCTCGAACGGCAACACTCCTTCAAAGTCGACTCGTACGCTATTGGCGGGGCGTTTCGAGAGGATCGCCGTTCCCGAGTATCCTTTTTTCGTTGTACATGGGTTTGCATATACG